TCAACAACTTTTCCAACACGTCTATATCTGCAACGATAATTACTTGCACAGGCTATATTAGAACCAAAATTTGTAATATTTTGCCATCCGGTATCTGGTGATGTCAAATTAGCCCAATCACTCCATCCACCACTTTTATATCTTTTATATATGCTGTCCAACGATACATCAGGAATCCATATTTGGAATACAGTACCTTCACCACTTACATACAAAGTTCCCCAGTTAGTTGTAGGGCAGTTCGTACAAGCTGTTGTCTTAATATGATAAATACCTGTATCAGTCAATGTGTTCCAATCTGTAGCTACTGTTATTACACTCTGTTTCAGAAAAGCATCAGTATCAATATTTAACTCTTCAAAAGCTTTTTTAACAATTGCTTCGTCTAACTCTAAACCACTTACCATCTCATTGACTTCTGTTCTTAGTTCAGCGCTTAACTCTTCAAAATCATTTTCATAATCTTCCGAATGTATTAGTCTTTTAACCTGTGTTTCATCACCTGCTGCATAACATATGTATACTGCTTTTCCACTTAATGTGTTTGGATCATTTCTAACAACAACTGCAAGCTCTCCTTCCTGCAATTTTGTTTTATCAAAATCATCATAATCCCCACGTCTAAATTGTATTGCCATAAATCCTCCTTATTTTTCTACTTCGCTTGCTACACACTTAATTGTTGTAAATCCATTAAGATTGAAACTTACATTGGTTACATATGAGTAATAAACCTTTCCACTTACATCAGGTAATGCTACTATGTCTCCGACTTCTATTATTGGAGTTCCCACAATATCACATTCAAATATCAAAAATGGAAATTGTATTCTTTTCAAAACCTGCTCTGCAATAGCCTGCGCATCCGAATCTTGTTTTTCAAGTTGTGCCGGATAATTTAAAGAAGACACATCCAATAAATAATCAGATGTGCCTTCTATTTTTTCATTACTACTATTTGTTTCAACTTTTCCAATTGCCGTATAAGACGCACTGGTTAAACTGTTCAGTGTGTATGACACCGTAAAGTCTGAATACCATAATGTATATTTTACCTTTTTGGTACTATATATATTGGCGTTGGTATGTATTGAAACATATTTTGTATCACTTGTTAGTGGTATCTTTGTACTTTTCGTAACCTTATATGTTTTCCCTACAGTGTCATTTACATTATTAGATTTTAACAATGTGACTTCCACATAAGAACAGTTGGTAAAAGAATTAATAGTTATTTCAGTATAGTTGCCTGTGGAAATAATGCCACCTGTAATTGTTCCTGCATAACTAACTGTTTTAGAAACATTCTCTCCTTTGTAAAATACAATCTGCTTTCTATCCTTTATTGATATTTCTTCATTCAACTTAACAGACTTTTTTTCATATTGTTGTGCATTTGCTACTCCATAAGGATATAAATACACTGTTATGTTACTGTAACTTCTTCCTAACCTGTCCTTTATTCCTGTAATTTTCATTCTGTTGTAATTATTATTTGTTATTGCTGAACTCTTGTTAGGCGTAGCGAATTTTATGTTTCCATTATTAGGTTTAGCTGTTGAATAAATACGGAATTTTTTTGCATGATATTGATTATTATACAATTCAATTCTGCCATTACTTTTTACCAACGTATCTAATAATTGTTGATCTTTTTCATCATATAAAATAACATGTACACTGTCTGTTCCTTTGTTATCCACATTAGTAAATACTAGTTCTTTATAGTAATCTTCTAATGACACTAATGCACTTTTATTAGGAGCTATAGTGGTTATCGTTCCGGTTACACTTTCACCATTATTTACGGATGTCCCACTATAACCGTATTTAATACCCGTAGGTCTTGTGTATTCTGTATTGTGAGTAAAATTAAATATTATTTTGCTAGGAATGTGAATTATATTGTCTAAATTTGAAAATTTAGGAGTTTTTATTTCTGTATTTTCATTACTTGTAAAATAGCCACCATTCAACTTATCTCCTGACATATACAGATTTTCTGCTTCATCAAACACACCACCCCAATAGCTGGATTTAATTTCATTTTCCAATAAATCCATTGAATAAGTTGTTGTGCTTAATTTCCCATTAATATCTATGTAGATGTAACCTGCTGCGAAATAAGCCATTACTTCTAAAATTTGGATACATGTACTAATATCATTATTCATTGTGTAAAATTCATCAGATGCAAAAAGGAACTTAGCATTATCACAAACAGGCTCATAATTAATAAGCTCAAGTCCTAAATAATCACAAACTTTCTGTACCACTGTCTTTGCTTTTAATACTTCATGCTTCAATGTAAATTTACTCCATGCAGGCCTTGCACAGTTTGAATATATTCTAGCCATATTTAATGTAATATAATTTCCATTAACTTCAGGGGATATTACAATCCAATTTCCCAAATCAAATGTTTCCGTAACAACTTCGTCATTTTCAATATCACACATAACCTTGCAGCTTAATTTGGCATTAGTAAAATTAACACTGTCATATAAGTAGTTATTGTTTATGATTTCAAGTTGAAGTGTATCTAAAATAACTTTTCCAAGTAAAAAGCCATTTTCATCACCACCACTTGTAAAAATATTATTGTTTATGCTGACATTCTCGCTTGGTATTTGAATTATCTCGTTATCTACAGTACATATAGTCAAATCACTAACATAGTATTTATCTAATGTTCCTTCATTATAAGATTTTAAGAAAAAATCACTTACCTGTTTCATAAAACCACCTATATAGGTTTCACTCCTGTTAATTGGAATGACAACTCACTATATTCTTCCTTGCCTTTCTTTAATCGTTTTAGCACCATATCACCCTGACCTACATAAAATTCATCACTTCTCCATTCGCCATAATAAGGACTAAAATGCCAAACCTTAAACTTTTTACCTTTTGCAATAAATTTTAGTATTGTAGAAACTTCTTTAATAGTTAGACCTTGAGTATTACTATAACTGTATGCCTCAACAGTAAACAGAGGCTTAACATAATTTTCCCCTGTTTGACTTCTACCACTATCTTCGCTATATGTGGTCTCCCAACTGAACTTTAATTCTTCATCAGGCTGCGCAATTTCAACCCAATCATTACTTCCAATCTTTGCAAATTTTATCTTCTGCTGTGCCATGCTCTTCACCTAAAACTGGAATGCATTTCTGCCTGTAGTCTTCTTTCTCAGTTTTCCTTCCTTTATTACTTCATCAAATAATGTTCTTCTATTAATCTGTGCAACAAATTCATAATTTCCACCACCTGAAGTTTTAATATTTCCAAGTTCCTCTCTCATAATCTGTCTTAACAGATTTTCAGGTGTTTCAATGTTTGTTCCTCTCTTCTGATCACCTAACACTGCAAGGAACTCCTGATTTGGTGGGATAACTGCTCCTGTTGCAAGTTTTGGAATTGTTGGTGGATTCTTTGGCATCTTAAAATGCCAATCCTTTCCAAATATATCTCCTAATGCGCCTGCAACACTTCCTATAGAATCAACAATACCTTTAACAGCTGTGTAAATTCCTTTCCATAAGAAGTTAATTCCATCAATAATCAAATTAATAGGTGCCTTAACTATTGAATAAAATACATCCCATACACCTTTAAAGATTTTCTTAACTCCATTCCAAGCCTTCTTCCAATCACCTGTAAACACTCCTGTTATGAAATCTATAAATCCACTAAATATATTCTTTATGCCTTTTACAATTCCGCTAAAGAAATCCTTTACAGTTGAAAATACAGATTTAATTGCATCCAGAGCATTCTTAAATGTAGATTTAAAGAACTCAACAATTGGTGCAAATATTTTTTTAATTCCTTTAAATATCGCTGAAAAATAAGGCTTACATGCACTCCATATTGACTTAATTTTTTTCCATGCACTAACAAAAAACTCTTTTATGGCTTTCCAAGCACTTGATGCAATATCCTTAATTCCACTCCATAAACCTTTCCAGAAATCTCTAAAAGCCTTGCACTTATTCCAAAGTAAAACAAAAGCTGCAACCAATGCAGCAATTACTATAGCTACCTTTGCTATTGGATTCATGTTCATAACAAAATTTAATGCACTCTGCGCAGCATTTAATAACCATGTTGCCGCAGTCTGCAATCCGGTCTTTATTGTAGCCAGTGCTGTTTGTGCATTATTCTTAACCCATTCCGCCGTATTCAATGCTATCTGCTTTACACTTTCTCTTAATGGTTCTGTTAAGTCCCATAGTTTTGTTACAAGCTCTTTAGCTGTGTCCTTAGCTGTCAAAAATGCATCTTTCATCTTAGATGCCCCATCTTTTGCTAAATCAAATCCTTCTGTTGCTAATTTTTTCAAAGTATCTTTTGCACTTGATAGCGCACCTTTCATTTTAGACACTCCATCTTTTACTGCATCAAATCCTTCTGTCGCTAACTTTTTCAAACCATCTTTAACTGGTGCTAATTTATCTAAGAAGTCTGAAAATTTGTTTGCAAGTCCTGCAATTTTTATTCCGGAAATAACTGTACCAAGTGTTAGGAAACCTGTTTTTGCAGGTGTCAGGCCATCACTTATAAAGCCTTCAACTGCTCCTTTAAGTATTCCCCATCCTGCTTTTACAGCTTCTACTACAATATCGAAAAGGCTTGATATGATTGAATCCCAATCTATGTTTGCGAGGAATGTTCCTATGTCTGTACCTATTGATTCCCAATCAACTTCTGCCAGGAAAGTACTTATTTCTGTAAAAATTCCAATAATTGCAGTTCCTACAGTCTCCCCGGCTTCACTCCAATCTATGGTTGAAAAGAAATTGTTTATTGTAGTTGCTATTCCACTTGCAAAACTTCCCCATTCATAAGTTGTCACAAAGCCGTATGCAGTATCAATAGCACCCTGAACTGCTTCACCTAATGTTTTTCCTAACAAGTCCCATTGAAAATTCTTTATAAATGAATTTATGCTTGTTCCAATAAAAGCTCCAAACTGCACAAAATCAAAGGTTGTCAGAAAGTTGTATGCAAATATTAAACCGGTATTCAATGCCTGAGCCACGGTGTTTCCTAATGTATCTGCTAAATCCATTACAGAGAAAAATCCATTTAACAGTCTTGCCAATTTTGTTGCAATATCTGCTGCTGTTTTTTGTATTTTAGACCAAGGTATTTTTTTCAATGCTTTGTTGAGCTTTGTGGCTATCAATTTACCTACACCTTCCCAATCATCAGCACTAATTAAATCCTTTATTTTATCCACTATTGGTACATCCATTGCAGTTGCATTAAATGATGGAGCCGTACTGGAACCTGAATTTGTATCCTTATCGGAATCATTATCTTTATTGCTCTCCCACTTATGCATCTGATCTAATCCTGACAACTGACGTTCTTTTTCCTTTGTGTTTTTCTTTGTAGATTTTGTATCTTTATCTGTTGCCTGTGAATTCTTATACAGATTTTGTGCAAGTGCTTTACTTTGCTCAATTGTCTTTCCAAATATTGAAGACATAACATTTGCCAAATAGTTCGAGAAAGTAACCAACGCTGACAATACTGCCTTAATACTGGGCAATATAAAACTGTATAATGGTGCAAATGCTGTAAGAAGATTTCCTTTAATCTGTGAAAGTGAATTTGCCATGTCTCCATCTGCTGAAATTACACTTTGCAATGCAGACCTTAATGCTCTGAGTGCCTTAGTCATCATTGAAAAAATAAAAACTTTCTTAACCATTCCACCTAGTTTTTTACCTAAGCCATCAACTTTCTTTCCAACATTGCTTACCATTTTAGGAACAGGATTCAAATTTTTGGAAATGGAGCCTGAATTTTTGGAAATAGCACTTCCCACTGAACCAACCTTTTTTACCAATGAAGCAAATTTTCCACCTAATGACTTTGTTGCTGTTGATACCTTTTCAGACATTGATGTACCCGCACTGCCTGCTTCACTCTCTTTGGCTGATAATTCTGCAATTCTTTGTTTTAGAATATTTACTTTTCCTTGTGCATTATCAGCTTTTTTTGTAAAAGTATCGAACTGTGAAGTGTCACTACCCATAGTAAACTTTTTGCCTTCTTCGTTGAGCCTACACATTTCAGCTTCTGCGGATTCTAGTTTCTTCTCCACAACATCAATATCATATCCCATTTGCTGATATGTTCTACTGTTTTGATTTCCACCAGTATCTTCAAATCTCTCTCGTTTATCCAATAAACTTAATAATTTTTGTTCCAACTTTTGAGCTTCCTTTTCCACTGCAGCATACTCTTCTGTTGGTATTTGTGTATTAGCAAACTCCTCTTTTTTCCTTGTCGCATTCTCTAATTCTATCTCTGCTTTACGCAGTTGCTCTTCTAACGACATCATCTTACTTGATGTTTCAGAAGTATCTACATCAAATGCACTTTTTACAGAACTACTAAGAGATTTCAAAACACCTTTTAATCCCTGGACAGACGAACCCATTGATTTTATACCGGCTTTGAAATCTGTATCATCTATTTTTGTATTAAAATTTAAATATCCATCTGCCATATTTTCACCCATTAAAAAAAGCCACTATAAACCTAGCAGCTTCTTTACCTCTTCTCGTTCTTCTAATTCTTCCTTTGTGTATCTAGTCTTCAAATCCACCAAATCCTTATTTTTCTTATAGAAATCTTGTTCATACTTTTCAAGTTTTTTATGATTTAGTTTCTTTGTTCTTATGTTTACTACATCAGCAAAAAGACTTTCGCCTATTCCCATGTAGTAACCCATCAAGGTCCACCAATGCATGTATTCAAAAGTTCTTACTTCTGTTCCTGCCACCTTGTTAATTGCTGCAAAAACTAACTGTTCATCCTGTTCCCAGTCCATAAGTTTAGGACTATTATTTTCTCTTTTGTCTTCCTGACCAACATTTATGAATTTCACAGCTTTTTCGTATGCTTCCATATACAAAGACGTATCCATCTTATCCAAATCAACATACATTATTCTAAGACAAACCATTACTTTTTCTTCCTGAGACAATTCTGAATCATTAAAGGCTTCAAAAATAGTAAGTATGTCTCTAAAATCAGTGCGTATTGGCTGATTAACTCCACCAACCTCTATGCTCTGTGGTAATTCTCCTATCATTTGTTATACTTCCCTGTATATTTGCTCATTCTCTTTTCAGATGCCTGCATTTCTTTCTTAACTTCCTTTTCAACAATAGGAACTATTGCATTGATTACACGCATAAACAAAAATTCTCCACCAACCAAAGATATTGGTGACTGATGATTAAATATAATGTCATGTACATCTGCATTGAAAATGGAATCCATTTTTGCATATACCGTTTCTTCTGCTTCTTTTAACACTGATGTGAAGTTCTCTTCTGTACTGTCTTTTAACTTCTGTTCCAATTCTCCAAAATCAGAAAATGTTTCTTCCATTCTGGTTAAAATACCAAAGTCTTTAGGATTAAAACGTATTACTCTGTTTTCATCACCATTTATGGCAAATTCCTTATATCCTTCATCAAAACTAATACTCTGCATTGTGTCCTTATCTCCTTTCCAAATAAACAAAGGGGCAATAATCTGCCCCTAAGAAAAATTATTTACTAACCGCTTTTGTAGAATCTGACTGTGCCTGTGATGCTGCACCTTCTGTAAATGTTGGTACACCGCTTGCAATCTTAACTGTTCCTTCTTTTCTGTTACCATTGAAAGTAACATCAAAAGGAATGTTAATTCCACCCTGAGAACCACCGTAACTCTGTGGCTTAACCACAACATCTTCTGTCCAAGCCTTGTGGGTTGATTCTGTATCACCTTCAATAAGCACTTCAAGAATTTTTGTTTTACAGTCTTCTCCTGTAAGTCTGTTCATTGCAATCTTACTTAAGTGTTCGTAAATTGCATCATCCGGATTAGCATAGTATGGATCAGCACTCATACTTGGCTCATATCCATTATCATTTACTGATGTTTCATCCAGAATGTTTTTTACTGTTTCCGTATCAGGATTTAATTCCACTGACATTTCTTCAATGTCTTTTCCAAGCAAAAACCATTTAGGTGAACCTGAGCCGCCAAAACTTGCATCAATATAATGCATTAAATAACTTCTTTTTAACTTCATTGTCTATTCCTTTCCTAATGTGTATGTTGCATATAACTGCAATTGATACATAACTCCATTTTGAATGTCTCCTGTAGGAATTTGGTACATCATTGCATTGGCACATTCTATTGACTGCAATGTGCCTTTATATATGCTTTGATTAATAGTTTCTTCAATTTGGTATTCGCCCTGGTCTATATTCTCTAGCCAGTGTGACAATTCCAATAAAAAAGTGCTGTTTGCAAGTCTGTCATAATCATTAAATGCCTGATTAACTGCATACAGCACAAAGCTATGTCTTCTTGTTTGATTTCCAAGAATATCTTCTTTTATCTTGCTATCACCTGTGGATGATAGTCCAAAATCTGATTTTTCGTCACTGTCTGTGAAATCAACATGAATGTTGTTTGTAAATTCACTCATATGTGGATAGTCTGTTAATAACTGCCTAACTAACTCAATTATATTCATTTGTTACCCTCTTCCATTGCTATTTTCATTGCTCCTTTTAGAATGTCTTCCTTATGATCTGTTTTCATTCTTTCAAACCATAACTTACCAGCTAAAGGATGTCTTTCTGTCGAATAAGTAAGTGGTCTTCCTGTTGGTGCTTTCTTTGGTGGTGACCAATAACCAACTACCTGCCCCTTCTCTTTTATTGGAATATTAGGGCCATATACTTCACCATAATACAAGTATCTTGCATAAGGTGATGTGTACTGTATTTTCCCACTTCCTATTACTGTTCCATTGGTAGCAGACTGAACCAACGCACCTGTGTCCATCGGAGTATATGGATTCATCAATCTTAATACTTCGCTGTCAACAAATTGCTGCATCTTACTTCCAACCGCAAACATTCTTTTCTTCTCTTCAAGTGCGTTGAAAAAGTCTTTATCATTGAACCTAATAACTTCATCCATATTAATCACATCCTAACTCGTAATGCCACATTCTTTTACTTCCAATAAGACAAGGCTCTACAGATTTTATACTGTATACCTTATACTTACTGTTAAGTTCCTTATGTGTAGTTGATTCTGCCTTTTCTGATGATGTATCTATGTTAAGGGAGCAATTACCAACCACAATTAAATCCCCTTCTGAAAAAGGCAATTCTTTTGTGGTAGGCACTGCAAGAAACAAAGAATAATTCTTTACCTTACCATCCTTTGAGTAACTGCTGCTACTTGAATTCTCAATATATGCTTCATATAAAGTTTTCTTATATTTAGACTTCTTTTCAAAGTGTGTAAAAATGCCATTTGTATACATAATTAACACCCCCTAAATAAAAGTCCTGTTCTACCAAGCCATCTGTGAATTATGTTAAGTGAATCATCTTCAAACTTTCTTTTCATGTTTTCTGCTGATTCATAAGTAACAGAATAGTTTTTAATTTTCTCGCTGGATATTCCTCTGGGATTTTCATTTAATCTGTTCTCATAAGCATTAATGCTTTCTACTAATTCACAGCAACAGTTTTGAACTTCTTCTGATATATCAGCATTCTTTAATCTGTCAAAGGTATACATATCAATGATACTCTGTGATTTAAGTAACAGTTTAGGGAAAACGGCAGCATCTACTACCGGTTCCCCACTGCAATAATTGTTACTATAATAGTCATAAGTGGTATATTGCATTGCAATCACCTCCCCCGACTATTTATTTGCAATCATTGTCACATCCTGAGTTACAGCCTCATTATCTACAGTAACTGTACCTGTTACCTTGATTTTATCCTTTGCTGTTACTGAATATGGATATACTCCAGGTCTTAAATTAAAGACTGCTTCACCAGAAACATTTGTCTTAATGTTTGAACCATTAACATTTACTCTTGCACCTTTAATAGCTACAGCTGATTCAGGTGTATCATCCTTAACTGTAAAAGTTGCTGTCTGAGTTGTAACAGCTGTTGCTGGTTCTAAGTAAGCAAATGGGCAACCAACTCTGTCTTCATCCATACGTGTTGCAGGATTTGGAAGAGCCCAACCCATTCTGAATACTACTCTAAGAGCAACCATATCCTGCTGAGCAAGGTTGTATACAATTTCCTTTGTTGATGGGTCCTGAATAACACCTTCTGTTAAAATCTTTGTAGTAACATCCTGTCTAATTGAATAAACAGCCTGAGAGAAATCTCCTGCTACTAACTGTGCAATAGACTTATTAAATGCTCCATTAACAGGGAACTGCATTGGTGTTCCGTCAAGAGCATAAGATGTTGCATCCTGCATTGATTTAACAAAGATAGGCTGTCCTGTGCTATCCTTGATACCTCTTAATTTTGCTTTCATGTTAGTTGATGCAATAACACCACTTACTGAATAGCCGTCATCTTCAACCTTTGCAAATACTCCGTCTTCGCAAAGAATCTTGTCATAGTAATTTGGATTTGAACCAAGTGAAACATTATTGCCTGCCTGTCTTGCTAATGTAATAATGTCGTTCTGCCATTCTGCAGGTCTGTTTTCACCAAAGATAATGGCACTATCAACTCTCTGACCAATAGCTTCAATTACTCTTGGTGTTACTTCTCCCATAATGTCAAATTCTGCATCATCAAGAACTGCTTCAGGAATAGGTACAATTACTGCAAGTTCTGCTGCTGTCAACCATACGTTGTCCCAAGCCTGCTTTGAAGTCTGCTTCATTCCTGTATCACCATTTACCCAATATGCTGTAGGTAAAAAGTCTAATACTCTAATACGTGTCTGTTTAGATGTCATGTTAGGTAATTTCTTTGCCATAGCCATAAATGTTGATGACTTTGGTGTGTCCTGTGCAATAGCATCTACAATCTGTTCACGGATAATTGCTTCCGCATTTTCTCTACTAATAATATTTGTTGCCATGTCTTATCTCCTTTTCTTTTTTTATTGTCCTGCAATTAAACTTCTAATGGCTTCATTTGCTCTTGCTTTCTTATCGTCAGGATCTGTTCCACCCTGCATTGGTCCCGGTGTTGAACTAACCACATAAGGAACTTTTTTGTCTGATTCAAACAAATAACTCTGTTCTTTAACCATTCCATCAAAAGCTGTTCTTATGTCCTTGTCCTGATTTTTGCTTGATTTGAGAGTTTCAACATCAAGAAATGGCATTACTGCCTTAATGTCTCTGGCTTTGTATTCGCTAGCAATACCTTTTACCAGGTCTGTAAAATCTCTATCTGCTATCTGCTTCTCATAATTAGCCTTGTTTGTTGCTATTTCATCTGTAAGAGTTGTTATTTTATTTTGCAACTCAGAAACATTTACACCTTCAAAACTTTTTAAAGTTTCCTGTGTATTCTCCAACTGTGTTTTTAACTGGTCTCTTTCACTTTTAATTGCATTAACATCTTTGCCATTTTCAGCAAACACAAAAGCAATCTGCTCTTCTGTAAGACCCTGTGCCTGTAAATCTTCTTTACGCATTTTTTCTAATTCCTTTCTTAAGTTATTTTTAGGTGTTTACTACCCACCAAAGTTGACTGTTTTAGGTCTAATCATCTGACCAATGTAAAAAAGGCAGTCATAAGACCACCAATTCTTTTCTTTTTATTTCTTTTTTCCCATTAATGTGAGCAATAATATTGTCGCACAAATGATTAATGTAATCTGTACTGACGTTGCCATAATGTACCTCCTTTTGTTGTTTTTATGGTATAAAAAAAGGACCTATCTCTAAGTCCTTAATTAATAACTATTAAATTTATAAACCCGGTGTTATCTCCTTAATGCCTTTTGCTGCATTATAGATTTTCTTCATTATTGAATTTTCCTGTAAGTATTCTAACCCTTTTAAGGTAATTCTTATGTTGTCACACTCAACAATGGTTTCTCCTGTTATGTTTGTGCCAACTCTTACACCTTTAATATAACCAACATCAACCATCATTTCTATGTAACGCGACCAACGTTCCTTTGATACTCCAAGTGTTTTATAATTAATTGCTGAAATGTCAAATTCAGGCAAATCCATTGCTTTTTCCAAGGTTGATAGAATCTTGTACACTGCTTTGAAATTATCCATAATTTCTCCTTTTGGGTATAAAAATACCACCTAATCTGATATGATGAAGTGAACCCCTTTTGTTAGACAAAAATATATGTCTAATGAAAGGGGTTATTTCTATGTCTGGAAAGAAAATGTA